AATAATTTCTTTATTTAGGTTAATACTATCTTCAGAATTTATTTTAGTATTTATTTTTTTAACTTTTGATTTTTTTACAGGCTCTAACTGTTTAGATTCATCGTCATCGTCATCATCGTCATCGTCATCGTAATCATCATCGTCATATCCATTATCTGAATAATCGTCTTTAACTTCAACAATTTTTTTTTTACTTAATTTTGGTTTTACTGATTTAGTTTCTTCATTAGATTTCTTACTAGTTTTTTTCTTTGATTTTTTTACTTTAGGATCTTGTACAGTAGTTTCTGTAGTTTTTTTCTTTGATTTCTTTACTTCAGGTTCTTGTATAGTAGTTTCTGTAGTTTCTGTAGTTTTTTTCTTTGATTTCTTTACTTCAGGTTCTTGTACAGTAGTTTCTGTAGTTTTTTTCTTTGATTTTTTTTTTACTTCAGGTTCTTGTACAGTTGTTTCTATAATTTCTGTAGTTGTTTTCTTTGATTTTTTTTTTACTTCAGGTTCTTGTACAGGGTCTTCTAGTTCTTTATTAGCTTTTTTGCTTTTTTTAGTTTTAGTAGTAGTATCTACTACTTTAGATTCATTATCGATATCTTTCTTTCTAGGCATTTTATTATATTTAAACTTAAATGTTTAAATATAATATTTCAATTTTCTTTTAATCTTAAAATTGTCTCAAAAGGACAATGTACACCAATATTTAAATTGTATATTTTATGACTAATTACTTCAATATTAAACTTGTTAAAAATATAATCATTTAAATTATCAATATTTTTAATTAAATTAGAGCTATAAAAAAAAATATAACTTTCTTGATTACAAGTTTTTAAATTTGTAATTATATTAGTTATTTTTGATATATTAATTAATTCATCAAAATTTTTAGTCATGTCGTAAAAACATCCTGTTACTATATGTATTTTATCTTCATTTATATTATTACAAATAAATGTAATTAATTCGATCATTTCATTTTCTCTAATTTCATTTAAATTAAATTCATCTATAGAATTCGGAATTAATTCTAAATTATATATACAAAAATTTATATTAAGATAGTTTAGATTTAATTTTTGAAATCCATATTTATAACTATTTATATTATCATACTCTATTGTATTAAATACAGAATATTGAGTTTTTACTATTTCTAAATTTGTAATAATTAATAAACCTAATTCATTTACAAAAAAATATTTTTTATTATCTAAATTTAAATCAATATCACGTAATCCCTGTATACATATTATATTATCATTATCATCATATTTATTTATAAAATTATTTAATATATTCTTACTATATTGTAAATTACTATTATTATAATTATAAGTAATAATATGTAAATCATTAATTTTTTTGTTTTTTGTAAAAATATTACCCATGCTATTTTTATAAACATTTAAATAATCTTATGGCTAACTATAAAGAGCTCCATAGTTTGCGAATGGGTGATGAGGTGACATATAAAAATATGGAAATAATCCATATATAAAAGGTCCTAAGTATCCTTTTGATCTATAAGGTGTATTATGTACTGGATCTCCTCTTAAGTCATAAGACATGTTATGAGTATTTCTTGTAGATATAGGAATCCATCCATAAAAATTTTCTTTATTTGTAAATTTAACAAATAAAACTATAACTAAAATTAATATTAATATTTTTTCCCAGCTTTCCATTATATATAGTAAAGATTATATTTATGATTTAAATATACATACTTAATAAAGGATGATCTTCTTTTTTTTTTTTCTTTGTATCCATAAATATTTCTAAACCTTTAATTAAATCATCAATATTAATTACTTTCCTAAATTCAGGATTTTTACCAAAAATCCGCAATGAATGAGCAATTTTAGTTGAAAATAATAGTAATTCCATATCTCCACCAAAATTAGGGAATTCTTTATAATTATTTTCAAAGAATTTATATAATTTATTAGAGTTATCAGTTAGATTTAAGTTATTATCTAATAGCCAGTTATTGTCATTTATTTTTCCTGTAAAAATTTGTCCTAATTCTAAAAATGTATAACTATTAATTTCATATCTAAAAGGAAATCTACGTCTTAAACCTTCATTATATGAAAAGAAACAATTTTCTAACTCATTGTCATAGCCTGCAATTATAACAGCTAATTTACCTTTTTGTTCAGTAAGATTTTGATTTAATGTATCGATACATTCTTTTGAAAAAGTATCTTTTTTATCACTATTACCTAATGAATAAGCTTCGTCAATAAATAGTACTCCTCCAATAGCTTCATCAATTACTTTTTGAGTTTTCATTGATGTATGACCGACATATTCTCCAATTAAATCAGATCTTCTTGCTAATGTAAATTTAAAATCGATTTTTTCTCCAGTAATTGGAGATAGAAACTCTGATCCTTTTTTACATTTAAAAACACCCATTTTAAAATAAATTTCACCTAATACGTAAGCTAATTTAGTTTTACCGACACCAGGTGGGCCAGTAATAATTGTATGCATAAGATCTTTATCTTCATCTAAATTTTGAAGGAAGAAGATAATTTGTTTTATAATATTATCTTTAATATTTGTCATTCCTATAAAATTCTTTAATTTACTAAGCGGTTTAATTAATTTTTTTAATTTATTTAGGTCAAAAGTATATTTTTTTTCATAATCCAAATCATTTGTCACTTTAATTAATGTATCCAGAGTATTAATACAAGTATCAAGTTCTTCATATTGAACTTCATTTGATATTTTAAATTCTTGAATTTCTTCAAATGTGTCTATTTCTTCATTTTTTTCATTTTTTAACATCATTTCAAATAGTTGGCTAATATTTGGTGGTACCATATTTGGTGGCATAGAATTAGGAAAAGAATGAATAGGTTTAATTCTTTGAGAATTACTAGTTTGTATTGGTATTATTTTAATAATATCATTATTTAGTAAGTTATTATCATTATGTAATGATATTTTTGTTTTTACTATTGATTTTTGATTTTTGATTTTTTTTTTATTTTTATTTCTATCATTTCTATTTGTATTTTCGTATGTGAATGAAGTTATTTTTCTATCGGACATATTTATATTTATATTATTATTTTTTAATATAAATATAAATCAATTTTTTATTTAAAAGTACATAAAAAAGATTCTATATTATATAAAATATAATGAGTAAGTTTATTTTATGGAATAATAGTGATATATGTGGTTTATATGACAATTTAGAACATGTGTATTCAGTTATGTTAGATAATATTATAAATTATTTAACAATTTATGTAGAATTTAAAAAATTAAATAAAAATGTAAAATATCCAGATTTTACATTTAAAATAAATGAAATAAAAGAAAATAATACAAAAGAAAATATTTTAAGTTATAATTTAATTAATGATAATATTCAATTATTATATTCTTTAAATAGTTCAAATAATAAAATGTCAGAAATATTAAATTTATATAGTAACATTTCAGATGATAATATCTTAGAAAATTTTTTAAATAGTAAAAATAATAATATTTATGAGGAGGATTCATCAAATATATCAGATGATACTTCATATTTAGATGATTCAAGTGTTAATAGTATAAATTTAGTATTTGATAATGACAATGAAGTAGAGTTAACTGAAGATAATAAAATAGAGTCAATTAAAGATAATGAAGAAAGTAATGATTTAATGTACCAGCAAAGATTAAAAATAGAAGCATTATTAACTAAAAAAAATAATTTAGAAAATAAGAAGAAAAAAGAGAAAGAGAAAGAAGATGAAATAAAAAGAAGATTTGATGTAGATTATGATGTTTATATGAAATTAAAAGATAAATATACAGTAGATAATGTTCCTGATATTTTTAAATATAAATATATTGTTTTTAATAAAATAGAGCAAAATAATTTATTAGATGATAAAAATTTAGCAAAAAATTTTTATAAGAATAATTTTGATATAATTAATAAGAATATTGGAAGTAGTATATTTAATAATATTTTTAACCAAAAAGAACCTGAAGAAGATTTAATAGATTCTGATAATTCAAATAATACTTTTGATAATATGAAAGAATTAAGTGATTCGGATGAATCAATTAATAATGGAAATATACAATCAGAAGATATATTATTACATTAAATATCAACTGCTCTCACTTTAGTATTATTAAATTTTTTCTGATTATTAGTTTTAATATAATGAAATTTATCATGATCATCCCTATTAGAATATAAACATAAATTATTTAATTCTTCATACATATGTCTAATTACAAATGAGATAGTATTAATACATCTTACTAATTCTTTATTTTGGATTTCATTATCATCTAAATAATATTTATTTATGCATTCTAATAATGCGTCACAATCAGCATGTACCATATTATGTGGATAATGATCAGCATAACATCCTTTTTTTCCTTTTTCATAATTATATGTACAATCATGTTTGTAATTACAAAATTTGTAAGAACTACGAATGATTTTATCTTTTTTAATAAAATTATAATTATGTAAGAATAATGTTTGTTTTATTTTATCACTTAATATATTTGATGTTTCTTTAAGATAAGAAATACAATCAATAAAAAAATTTTTATTTATAATATTATTCTGAATACTTTTACTTATATAAGAAGACACTAAATCTTGTTTTTTAAGAATTTCTAATGATGTTAAATCATTTAACTCTTTCTCTTTTAAAATTTTATTAATTTCATTTAATATTTTTTCATTATTCAAACTAAAATCAATAGAATTTATATTAAATTTAATTTCTTCTTCATCATTATCTGAATTATATTCTTCTATGTCTATATTTTTATAAAAATCTTGAAAATTAATTAAACTACTCCATTTTACTTTATTTGAACTCATTTATTTTAAATAAATGATACTTTTTTAAATACTATTAATGTTACATAATTAAAGAAAAATATGTTTATATAATATAATGGATGACGACGATATTTATGATAAATTATTAAAACAAGGATTTTTAAAACGAGAAGTAGATATTAATAAAATTAAAAGTAAGAAAAAGGAACAAAATATTAAAAATAAAATTTTAAATAAGGTATTATATAGGAATTATCAATTAGATGAAGATGAAAAATTTGTGCCAGATATAATTACAATAAAGGAAGAGAAGAACTTATATATTGATAATTTAATTGAAGATAATGATGACAATTATATAAATGAATTAAAAAATAAATATGAGATAGAATTAAAATATTATACATATGTTAGGCCAAGTAATATATCAATAATTAAACCAGGAGGATATTTGAGATGTATTGATATAAATGAAAATTTAAAGTGGGGAGGAACAGTGATGAAATTAATTAATGATAATAATTTAAATAAATTTAAGATTCAGTTAATGAATACGAGTAATAATTTTTGGACAATAAAATATAGTAAATATTATGTATTTTATAAGAAAAATATAACTTATAAAGATACATTTAGAGATATTTTTATAAAAAAAGCAAATTTAAATTTTTAAGTATTATAAATAATTGGTTTTTTACTAAATACTACGTCTATATTAGATAACTGATATGGAACATTATTTATATGATTTTTTGGAAATGCTTTTTGATATAATTTTCTATCTCTTTCAAAAAAAAATATTGTTTTAAGAGAATCATCTAATGTCTTATTATTTTCTATTATTGATTTATACTCTAAATTAATGGTTTCTATTTTTTTCTTTTTTTTAAAATTAAAATATAAATTAGATAAAATATTTTTGAAAAGTATTATGTATATTACTTTAAAAATATTTTCAACTAAATCAACTTCAGGTATACTATAAATTTTTATTAAAATTAAATTATTTTGATTTTTGTATAAATTATCAAATGTTTCACATCTATTTAATAGAATTTTCTTTAATTTTTTTCTTTTTCTTCTTTTTTTCTTTTTACCTCCTAAAATATAGTTAATCTCATATTTTTTTATGTCATTATTATCATCACTATAATAATTATATTCTGAATCAGTATCATATCCTGTATCATTATCAGAACCACCCATAAATCTATTTAACATACCATCATCTCCCACTAAATTATCAAGAACTATATTATCATTTATAGCAGAACTTAATAGTCCATCTTTTCCAGTGACCATATTAAACATTTCAGATTCTCCTGTTAAATTTCTTAAATGTTTTAAAATTTTTTTATCAGCTTCTTGATCATAAACTTTTTTTGTGATAGGTTTTTGAACTAAAAATAATAGATTATATGTATATGTACTGCCATATGTTTTTTTTAACAATACTATTCTAATATTAAAGGTGGAAATATTATCAGTAAATTTTTTGATTTTATCAAAGTTGAATAATGATATATGTGTATCAATTTTTGTTCTGTCATCAAATAAATTACTTTTCATTCCATCTTCAAAATATTCAATATGATAAAAATTGCTAGATTGAATACTATCAATAAAAGACTTTTCCGCTTCCATTTTGTAAGGAAGATATTCAAATAGTCTTTTAAATTCTAATTTTAAAAAATCATTAAATTGCATTACTTAATAGTATAAAGATAATAATTTTGCATAAAATAATTTAAACAAAATTCTTTTATATAATATAATGAGTAGATTGGGTGATGATTCTTATAAAAGACCAAAAAAAACATTAACTGATAAATTATCAGCAGAAGAGATAAAAGAAAAGTTAGAAGATTATATTGAAGTTGAAGATATATCTAAAGTACCACTAAATACGCATATTAGATATTTTACAGAGAAAGAAGATAAAGATAAAAAAAAAAAAATTAAAGTATTTAGATTAGGAGGTTTTTTAGTTAATAAAAATAATTATGACAAATATGTTATCTTAAGTAATGTTCCAGATACTGGTGTTATTAATGCAAATAAAAAGACATGGTCTGTAAATACTAACACATCAATTTTTTATAGAAAACAAAATTTAGAAGAGATAAAGGATCAATATCAAGAAGAATTAGATGAATTATATGATGAAGTTGATAATTTAAAAAAACAAATGAAAAAGTTAAAAGCGGAAAATACAAAATTAAAGAATAAGAAATCAAATTAAAAATGTATTTTTATCAAATGTACATTCTAATAATTTTTTTAAATCTTCAGTATCTTCATCAAATTCATTTTTTGTAAATTTTTTATAAATATTTTTAAGGATATTAACTTTATCTTTAAATTTATATCTGTAACAATGACTTATACCCGTTTTTTTAGTAATAATATAATTCATTTCAGATTCATAATTTATCATAATTATATTATTATAATTTAAAACTAAACTACCTAATTTAGATAAGAATTTATTTCCTGTATTTTGTGGCATAAAAATACCGTTTTGTGGTATTGGATCTATTGCATATTTTATATTATGAAATGTATAAAATTTTGATTTATATTCTAAAGTAGGGAAAGTATATGTTGATACATTTTTTTTAGATAAGTTTAGTTCATCTTCATAAAACTTATAATATAATTCTATATTTTCAATAATATCTTTGATATCTCCTTTCGAACTATCTTCAGTAATTAGATCTATTTTATTTGGAAATTTATCGTATTTAATTTTTAAATAAGCTAATGGAACATTTATATGAAAATCATCAATATTTACAATAATAACATTTTGAATTTTTTTTATATCAAAAAAGAAATTAAATAATGGGTGTATTTGTTTGTAAAATTCACATGATTCTTTATTAAATTCTTTTAAAATATGATTTACTGCTTTTATTTCTTCTTCATAAAAAGGTATTTCAAATCGTGAATCGTATTTTTCTTCTAATTTTTTTAAAAATTGTATTTTTCTTTTTAAATCTTCAAAATATTTGAATGGTTGGTCCGATGTTAAACCAATAAATATTAGAGAGTCATGGTTATTATAAATTAAATTAAATATTGTTTTATATAATTCTTTATTTGTTTTAATTTTAGGTATTAATAAATCATTGATATATTTAATTGTATAATATTTTGACATATATATATATTATATATTTAACCATACTTAAAAGCATTTCTTATAATTAATTATAATATGAATGATGAAACTATTAGAATTGCAGTTGCTGGTAATGTAGATTCAGGAAAATCTACATTAGCTGGCGTTTTACTAAATGACTGTTTAGATGATGGCAGAGGGAGTTGTAGAAACTTAATTTTAAAAAATAAACATGAAATAGAATCGGGTAGAACATCTTGTATATCATTTAATAATTTTTTTAAAGAGGACCAACATACAAAAAATAGAAAAATTGTATCATTAATTGATTTAGCTGGACACGAAAAATATTTAAAAACAACAATTTCAGGTATTTCTGGTTTATTTATTGATTATGGTTTAGTTTTAGTTGCTGCAAATATGGGTATTACTAAAATGACTAAAGAGCATATAGCATTATTATTATTTTTAAAAGTGCCAATAATTATATTAATTACTAAAATAGATATGGCACCTGATAATGTGAAAGAGGCAACTATAAGAAAAATAAAACAAATAGCAAATTTACCAATTTTTAATAAGAAAGCATATCAATTTCTAGAAGATGAAGAAAAATGTAGAAATGAATTAGAGCATTTTTCTGAATTACAGGATCCATTAGATACTTTTATTCCTATAATATCAATTTCAAATAAAACAGGTCAAAATATTAATTTATTAAAAAATTGGCTATTGTCATTTAATACAAGAAATCATTGGTCAAAAACAATTGATGGAAGTATAATGTATGTTGATTCTAAATATACAGTTAAAGGTATTGGATTGGTAATTTCTGGAACTGTTAGAGGTAAACCAATTAAGGTAAATCAAAAGTTATATTTAGGTCCGATTAATGACAAATTTATTGAATTTAAGGTGCGTTCCTTACATAATAATATGAGAGAGAATGTTAATGAAATTAAAAATAATGAGATTGGATGTATAGCAGTAAGATTTACTGGAAAAGAAAATTTAACAAAAAATCAAATAAGAAAAGGAGTAATTGTAATAGATAATAAGGATTTTCAAAAAAATGTGTGTAAAAAATTTAAAGCTAAAATAACAATATTAAATCATTCTACAACAATTTCTGACAATTATCAACCGGTAATTCATTGTGGTTTGGTAAGACAAGTTGCTAGAGTAAAAATATTAGAGACTTTAAATAATAAAAATAATAATAACAAATTACGTTCAGGTCATAAGGCAATTGTTGAATTTACATTTTCATTCAGAGCAGAATATATTGATACTGATACCACATTTTTCTTTAGAGATGGTAATACGAAGGGATATGGAACAATTATAGAATTATTATAATAATATAAATTATTATATTTATACTATTATATGGAAAAAATACAAGATATAATAAAAGAGATATATAATGAACTAATAAATGAAGAAGGCGGCGATGTAGCTGATTATATACCAGAACTAGCGAATGTTGATCCAAAAATGTTTGGTGTAAGTGTTTGTATGATAAATGGAGATACTTTAAATTTAGGTAATTATGAAAGTTATTTTTGTTTACAATCATGCAGTAAACCATTATCATATTGCATTGCTCACGATTTATTAGGAAGAGATATAGTTCATAAACATGTTGGTTATGAACCTAGTGGACAAGCATTCAATGCATTCATATTAAACAAGAATGGATTACCTCATAATCCAATGATAAATGCAGGTGCAATTATGGTTGCATCTTTAATTGAAAATGATAAAGAGCCATCAAAAAGATTTAATTTAATAAAAGAATATTATTCAAAAATGGCAGGAAATAAAAATATTGGATTTGATAATTCTATATTTCTTTCAGAACAACATCATGCTGATAGAAATATATCGTTGGCATATTACATGCGAGAAAATAAAGCATTTAAAGATAATATTACACCAAATGAAATAACTAATAGTTTAAATTTATACTTTCAACAATGTTCTACAACTATTACATGTGATATGGGGTCAGTTATAGCAGGTACATTAGCTAATGGTGGTATTTGTCCAATTACTCAAGACCAGGTAATAAGTACTGATTCAGTTAAAGATTGTTTAACACTTATGTATGGATGTGGGATGTATGATTATAGTGGACAATTTTCGTTTGAAGTTGGACTTCCTGCAAAATCAGGAGTAAGTGGTTGTATATTATTAGTTATACCTAATATGGCGGGAATATGTATATGGAGTCCTAGATTAGATTCCCAAGGAAATAGTGTAAGAGGAATTGAATTTTGTAAAAAATTAAATAATAAAATGGATTTACATATATTTCATAATATTATTGGTAATAAAATAGATTTAAGTGATTCAATAGTAAATAGTTTTATAACATTTTGTAGTAATGGCAATCTTAACGGTATTAAAAAAATGATTGATAGAATTGATGTAAATTGTGCAGATTATGATAAAAGAACACCATTACATTTAGCCGTAACTGAAGGACATGTTCAAGTTGTTGACTTTTTATTACAAAATGGCGCTAAAATAACTGAAGATAGATGGGGGAATACACCATTAAATAGTATTGAAAGTAAAGAGGGTAGTGACTTTAATAAAATTAAAGATTTATTAGAAAAAAATATAAATAATTTGTAATTAATTTATATTATATATATAATGTCTGCCCCAGATTTTAATAAGTATTATCCACATTCATTAAAAGTGGATGAATTAGTAGCGGAAGAACAAATTAATAATAAGAATAGAAAAAACTTACAAAATTTAAATAATGTAAATGATTATTTATGTGTATTTGAAAATGTAGGAATTGAATATCCAGAAACTGCTTTAGGATTAAAATATAGAAGTTCTACTACAAAAGCTGAAAGAAAAGATATATGTGAAAATAAAGGAAGAAACACTGCAGGTCAAGAAGGATTAATTTATATAAGAAAAGATGATTGGATTAATCGAGATGAAGTTAATTATGAATGCGGAGTCTTCAATATGGATGGAACACGAAAAACATATCATAAAACACCATCTCAAGATCCAAGAAAGTTTCCTTCAAAAAAATTATGTGATAAATATTATGATAAAAATTCAGGAAATGATTTTTATACAAAAATG